ATTCACCGATGACGGAAGCCTTACTCGACCACATTCCGTGGACGCAGGACTTCTCACGAATCGAAGAGCTGTTTGTCAGCCCATTTCATCATAGTGCGTATTGGGCCGTGCCCATGTGTGCCGCGGTAGCTAAGCAACGCCTCATAGACATCGGCGGCTATGATGAGAGTTATACGGAACCGTGGCCCGAGGACACCGACTGCTGGGTGCGCCTCCAGACCCAAGGGGTCTATCAAATTAATGCGCCAGATATTTGGTCAGCACACCAGTATCATCCCCAGCAAGACCCCCTCTGTTATCGGGGGTGTGTTTGTCCTTTGTGGAGTAAATCAGGGACGTGGCCCCATAAAGATGCAAAATACGATGGGCTTCCAGAAGACATCATTCGCAACAAATCTGGATGGGGTCAGTTGCCACCAGGGAGTTATGAAGCCTAATGCCGGTTGACGCCATCATTCACCACTTTCGACTCTTTCGGTCTGATGACCTCTTCGACCCCCAGTGGCAGGATTGGAGCCGCTGCTATGAATGGACCTATGCGCTGGCCGTGGTCGCGTCCGTCAAGCCGCGCAGACTCCACAACAGTGGGTGTGGCTTCGAAGCCTTTCAGCGCCAATTTACCGATGCCCTCGATGCGTTGGTACCGGAGGTGCTCCATACCGATCTCCAGCGCACACCGACCTTTCAGGGATCACCGAACTTTTTCCAGCATGACATGCGCCGACCGCTCCCCGACCCACAGACGTTTGCGATGGTGCTCGCCATTAGCTACCTGGAAGAGATTCCCCCCTCATGGCATCCCACGGTGCTGGCCAACCTCTGGGATCAAGTCGAGCCCGGTGGACGCCTGCTCATCACCTGTGACGTGGAGCGCCAGTATGGGCCTTCGGTAAGTCTTCCCGTCCTTGAAGCCTGGCTCGGCGCAACCTGTGAACGGAAGGCACCGTTACTGACCGGGCTAACCTCACGTCTGGGCGCTCGACAGGACCGGCCCATGCATGTCTGTCTGATCGATCTGGAGCGGGTGTCATGTCACTCGTGACCTGGTATGCCGCAGAGGCGCTGGTCGAGGCCGCCAAGGCACGGCTGCATCCCGTCCCGGTGGTGCTGGATATCGGGATTGGCATTCGGCCCCAATCGATCGTGCGCTGTCAGCTTCATATCGGCATTGAACCCTATGCGCCGTACATTGCACGACTGCGGGCGGCCTGTCCTGATATGCCACAGCATGTCTTATTGCAGGGGATGTGGGACCAGGTGATGCCGCACTTCCCGGATCAGTCGGTGGATACCGTGGTGGCCGGCGATGTGCTTGAGCATCTGGAGAAGCCAGATGGGCGTCGATTCCTTCAGGAAGCCGAACGACTGGCAAGACAACAGATCGTGGTGTTTACCCCACTCGGCTTTCATGCACAACCCTTTCATCCAGAGGACCCTACTGACCGCTGGGGGATGCAAGGCGGCTACTGGCAAGCGCACCGGTCGGGGTGGATGCCTGATGAGTTTGACGACCACTGGACCTGTCTCTGCTGCGAAGCATACCATTTTGAAGATGAACACAATCAACCGCTGGAAAAGGGATTTGGGGCATTTTATGCCATTTTTACCAAGTAAATCCGTTCAAGCCTATTCGAACGAGAAGGCGCTCTGGCACCTCGATAAGGTGGCCGAACTGCGCCAAGGACAACAAGTTGTCCCAACCCAGGTCCAGCTCATTATTAGCGATTTTTGCCAGCAAGGCTGCCTCTTCTGTGCCTACCGTCGTCAGGATGGGCTCTCATCTGAACAATTTGGGGTCTATGAGCATGGCCGCCTGAATGTCAATCCGAATCGGATGATTCCCACCGCGAAGGCCGTTGAAATCTTGGCCGATTGCGCAGCACTGGGCGTGAAAGCGATTCAATTTACGGGCGGCGGAGAATCTACCGTACACCCAGAACACTTACGCATCTTTGCGCATGCTCAGCACTTAGGGATGGAAACCGCACTGGTGACGAATGGTGTAATCCTACGACCAGGATGGGAATCGATCTATGCGGCCATGGCCTGGATTCGTGTGTCGATCGATGCCGGCACCCCAGAGACCTATGCGGCCGTGCGTCAGGTGAATCCTCGGTACTTTGGGACGGCGTTACGGCATGTCAGGGCGATACGCACACAGATTGACCTGGCGCATAGTACCTGTCTCTTGGGGTGTGGCTACGTGATCACGCGAGAGAATTGGGCCGAACTCTATGAAGGGATACGGCAGATCAAGGACGCTGGCGCGCATAATGTTCGGGTGTCCGCGATGTTTAGCCAGGCCGGTGATGCCTATTATGGTGAGGTCCTCCCAGCGATTGACGAAGCGATCCAGAAGACGATGACGCTCCAGGATGAGGGCTTTCAGATTATCAATATGTTTGGCGACCGTATCAGTGACCTTCAGCAACACGCCCCCGATTACGCCTTCTGTGGCTATCAGCAATTCAATATGTACATCGGTGGCGACCTCAAGGTCTATCGCTGCTGCTCCACCGCGTACACGAAGCATGGTGAAGTGGGTAACCTCTCCCAGCAACGCTTGATTGACTGGTTCCACTCCGACCAGAAGCAGACGGCCTATGGCACCTTCAATGCCACCAGTTGTCAGGTCTGCCAATTTAATCAAAAGAACCGGGCGATTCTCCAGGCGATTGATCCCGCGCCGGCCCATATCAACTTTGTCTGAGGGTCCATGGCCCAATTTCTTATGAAGAACCGCGACGATGGCCACACGATTGAGACCCATGAGTTTCCCGCCACGGAGCGGCTCGCGCTGTATGACACCTATCTGCCAGGGGCACTGGTGGTCTATCAGCAAGCGAGGTATCACGTCCATACCGTTGCCTGGAATCGGACCACACAAGAGTTTATCGTCGGCGTCACCTTTGAGGCGCAGGAGCCCGCCGCGCCTGAGGTCTGGTGTTAGGCTAAGCTAAATTCGACGCGCCCAACTTGCGGAAGTCATGAGCCGCGAGGGTGAAAGCCAAAAGAAACGCCTCTCTGTGCACAGGCAGGGAGGCGTTTCTTTTTGGGCTCAATTAGGTGGTGCACATTGTCTTTGAGTCGGTAGCTTTCTCATATCTTCAGCAAAAACTGGCTTGATGTGATCAGCTAAGTTCAGTAGGCACCCGTTAATGGATTCATCATACATTGACCCGAAGAAATAGATCAATTTGGCTTCAAGACATAAGGCATCTCTTTCATCAAGGTTTTTAGCAATAATAGTAACAATAGAATTATCCGTATATCCAGAGTCTCGAATCGATTTGATACGTTTTCCGTGGCCTTGGTTTCGTTTTAAGTCCCATGCTCTGTGTCCTGATCCTTTGCCGATATAAAACGGATGACCGGGTAATACAATGCTAAGTGGTTCGAGTACACATTTATTGTGACGCTGATCAACATGAGCATATACGTAGTAGATACATGTTGATGTATCACATACCGGAAAGAGAGCAGTCCAATCCTGATTTAATAATGATGGTAAATATCTTAATCTCTCATAAAATGTACCTTTTCTCACTTTTATAGGAAGAGATAACATTAATTCGGAATTGATCTTATTTACTTCTTCGATAATATCTTTGTACTTATGGTCTCTATACTTAATTTGTTTTAAGTACTGTAACTGTTTTCCAATTGGTGATACTGTCCTTCGATTTTTGATTTCTACCTTGATAGCTAATTGTAGTGATTTTAAAACTTCAATTGGAAGATTATCTAGACGCAAATCCGACAATAACATGCGAGACCTCCTATCTAGGCCATTGGTAGGTGATCGGGCTTGCTATGGAGATAGGCCATAACAACTTACGGGCGCTGATCAGGCGCCACCCGATCAGCTCACTATAGCACATCAGAGGCTATAATGCCAGTAAAATCAACGTTATGTATGATCCTGCGCGATGAGTCGGAGAACGTAATTCGTGCGCTGACGTCGGTCTCAGGCCTCTATGATTACTTTGTAATAGGCTTTGATTTAGCGACGACAGACAACACCGAAGCCCTCGTCAAGGACTTTCTAAAGGGTCAACTAGGCTACTATTTCTACTTTCGTTGGGAAAATTCGTTTGCCTTTGCGCGCAACACCGTCCTCGATATCGCACTCGATCGCTTCCCTGAGGCTATTTGGTCGATGTCACTCGATGGAGACGACGTGCTGGATGTCCGCAGTCGTAGTGTGGTGCAGAGCTGGCTTGGCTCTCCATATGAACCATTTTCCGTTGTAAATTCAGTGGTATACCTCGATGAGTGCGAATATGGCATCCCTAGCATGTTTTATCCCAGGTCATTTTTAATCAAGAATGACCCCAAGATTCGCTATGAAGGGGCCTCACACAACGTCCTTCAGTGCCCAGCCGACCATCAGCTCCTGGTGCATACGCTGATTGTGCATCACCGCCAACAGCCCAAGAAACGGGCGATGCGGGAAGCACAGCGTATTGCCATGAATATCCCAAATTTGACGGCGGCAGCCGAAGCCAATCAAGATGATGCTAGACCATTGTTTTACAAGGGAAATACGCTTCAAGATTCCGGTGATTTCGCCGGCGCCGAAGCCGCGTATCTCGCCTACCTCGCACGCTCGACCTGGCCAGAAGAACGCTATCAGGCGCTCCTTCATCTCTCGATGCTTCGCTGCTTGGCCGGTGATATTCCTGGCGCGGAAGACCGGGTGTGGGAAGCGTTACGCACGCCAGGGCAATGGAATCGCGCCGAAGCCTACGCGCATTTGGGCGATTGTGCCTTAGCCGATGGCCGTATGGGCGAAGCGCTGCATTGGTACAGTATTGCCGGCGAGATGCCGCCACCCGTCTCCAGCCTGTTTCTGCAAGGTCCCATTTATACCTATTGGCCGCACTGGCGCTTGACGCTGCTGTATGACCGGTTGGGCATGCCCGAGAAAGCCTTTGTGCATGCGCAACGCGCCTATCAATGGCGGCCAGCCCCGGAGATTGAGACCGCCTGTCGGGTGCTCGAAGCGCAACTCGCCGCACGGGCCAAGGCGGCGCAAGAGGGTAACGGGGAAGACGCATCGGTCGGCCATGTGGAAGAACTCTCTCCGGAACTTCCCATGGCCACGCAGATTCTGCCGCTGCCCCAGGCGGAGCTAGAGCGCCTGTTAGCGGAGATTCCGGTAGGGGTCCATCCATGAGCGCTAGCGTCACCATTCAGATTGACCCCCACACCGACCGGCTCTTACACCACTTTGATGCCGAACTCAAGCCAGCCCTTATTGCCGGCATGGAATTGACCGTGTCGGCAGCCGAAGCTGAGGTGGTCAAGTGGACGCCGGTCGATCAAGGCATCCTACGCGCGAGCGTCTATGGGCGTGTCGTCGACCAATGGCCAAAGGTCATAGGGCTTCTCGGGTCACCCCTGGTCTATGCCGAGGCGATCAACGATGGCTCTAAACCGCATTGGCCGCCAAGAGCCCCGATTCAAGCCTGGGTGCATCGCAAGTTTGGCGTCAGTGGTCCGGTGATGATGCGTATTGCGTTTCTGGTGGCACGCGCCATCAGCCGACGCGGCACACGCGCCCATGGGAATTTCACGCGAGGCTTAGCGATGGCCGAACGGGTGGGGCCACGCTTCATTGAAGCGGCGGTGCGGCGGGTGGAACAATCGTTGAGTGACCGCTAATGGCCTCTGAAGACCGGCTCCAGGCCATTATCAGCGCTGTCGCCACCGCGATCCGAGGTGTCACCGGGATTGGACAGGTGCATAACTACCTGCGGTGGGCCATTCATGATGCCAACTTTGAAACGCTGGGGGTCTCGGGCGGAACGGTGAACCTCTGGCAAGTGACCCGGCTCAACACCGAAGAACGCTGGCTCACAACCGGGCAAGTCTGGCGAGCCCATACGATTGCGATTTATGGCGCCTATGGCTTGATGGATAGCGATGCGACCGAACGCACGTTTCAAGCGTTGGTCGAGCGGGTGGCGAATCGGTTTCGCAGTCGTACCATGTGGGGCTTAGGGATTGAGAGCATTGTCGAAAGCACCGCGCCGTACATGGGTAGCATCGCCTCGACATCTGAAATGCTCGGCGCACGAGGTGGGATTCAGGTGCAGAGTGTCGAGCATCGGAATCTCAATAATAAGCTAGTTCACTGGACGGAGATGCATATCGGCGTACAAGAGACGCCAGAGGGTCTGGCGGATTAACAACCGACGGTCAACCAGTGCCGACGCGGCAGTAGGATGGATGCTTCGGGTCGCGTCTCAACAGGAGGGGCAGTATGGCACGAGGAGCAGGTATTGGCAGTAAAATGGCGTTAGCTCGCGCAACGACCTGGGGTACCGCGACCTTGGTCAATAAGGCCAACGCGGGCATTGAGTATCTCTCCGAAGATTTCGGCGTCGCCATCCCCGAATTCATCGATGATGCGAGCGTGTCGCGCTCCTGGCCAGGCAATCCCATTTACGGCAATAGGATGGTCAACGTGGCCTTCCGCGCCTACCTCCGCTACTTAGGCTTCGAGTACGTTCTCGCCCAAGTCTTAGGCTCCGCGCAAGTCTCTGCCATTGCCACCGGTGTCTACGCCCATAAATACTCGTATACCGCCGACATTACCGGCGTCATGGCCACCCTGGCTGTCAATAAGGGCGTCTCCATTCATGAGATTCCGTCAGCCAAACTTAGTGGGTACACCGTGACCATGCAGGCCGGACGGCCAACCGAGATTCAAACCCGAGGCTTTGGCACCGATTCCAAAACCACCGGTCAGCGCAATACCAGCCTCGCGGCGGCAACATTCCGCACGGAAGGCCTCCACGTCCTCTGGCGGGAATTGAAGATGACGGTGCAGGCGAGAGGCACCGGAGCCCCATCGTTTATTGCTGATTCCTATCAACCATCAGCGAATGAACTTACCTCTGACCGACCCCTGTCGCAACACTGGGTGATGAATAATAGTGATCAGATGATCGAGCCCATCATTGATGGCGCGCCGAATGCCACCATGCGGCTCACCTTTCCCCGCTATGCCACCGCCCCCGCCGGCACGCCGGGGAATTTTTTCTTTGAAAGTGCCCAGAACAACACTGCCTTAAAAGTGTGGCTGCGGGGTATTGGCCCCACCATTCCTGGGACGAGCCAGCGCTATCGCCTCGATGTGTACTTCCCAAATGCCTTTGTCCAAACCGCATCAGCCGCGATTGGTGGACCCGCCGCCATTCCCGTTGAAACCACAATTACGGGGAAAAGTACCTCATCGGTTCCAACGGGATTTCCTGCCTGGATCGGTGGGGGTGGGTATGCCATCAAAATTACAAACAACATTGCTACGGCTCCATTTTAGTTAATATGATCAATTATGTATGGAGAGTTTATGCCATTTGACATCGGTCGCAACGATGAGCAGGGTACATGGATTGATTACCCTGGGGGGGAGCATGAGCGCTACTGCATT